CTACCATCTGCCTTTCTTGCATAGGCTATGTCGCGATCTTGTACATGTCCCATGATGCATGACATGAACTTTTTCTGCAACATCAACTTTGCACACGTTACTGGTCTGCCCATAACACCGCTGGTGAAGTAGTGGCAGTAAGCAATACCATCGATGATGATAGGCTGAAGAAACGGTACAACTTCCCAGCCAGACTTCTCTAACTCAAAGTCAGCATAGCTCATCAGTCCCTCAAGCTTCGCATCTGTTTCGATGGCCCGCTCAATGCGTTGTTCATGGTTGCCCAACAAGAATACCATACGTGGGTTCCATGTCTTCTTTTTGTTGAGGCGCAGTCTGCGTTGCTCATCAAGTATAGGATGCATGAAAGCCCACATAGCATGCTTACCAGCTTCGATGTCGTTGACATAACGTCTACCCTCGAATGACTTCTTCCCAACGTCATAGCTACTGAGACTTGGCATGTCCCAGTGATCCCCCAGATGAATGATAACGTCAGGTTTAGTTGCTGCTGCATAACGACCGGCCCAGTACAGGTGGTCAACAGGCATATCAGGTTTGACTTGCGTATCAGGTATTACTAAATGTCTAGTCATTGTTTTTTACTCCATCCGACAGGACAGGTTTCTGGTGTGTACCATGTGAAGCCCTGTTTGTCTGCCCATTCTTGCATGGTGTATTTAGTTCCGTCACTTCTACGTCTTGCTCCGGGCATGACTGTTCTTGGGTTTTGAAAGATGAAGACCAACGTCTCCTTCTCGCCAAGGCATCGGCTAATATCAACATACTTCTTCGCTTCTGCTCTGTCACGGAACCTCCCTTTAGCCTCAATGTAAATAGTATGATTACCATTACGATAAACAAAGTCAGGCTCATACGTCCTAACTTGAGTATATGTTACACCACAAGAATGGTACTCACACCGTTTAAGTTTCTGATGTAGGTCATACTCAAACCAACTATCAAAACCTCTTGGTACGTTACGTCTCGTTCTCTTCACTTGGTCTTTCCCATAGTTGATTAGGTTCGCGACGTAGCCAGAGCAGCCTAGCGTTCTCGATAACACGCTCTTCAGACTCTAACAACTCAACACACTTGTTGAACATCTCTATCTCTGTCAATCCTTCGAGGAGCTTCTGAGACTTCTTATCACCAATACCATACACACCGACAATGTTATCAGCTTTGTCGCCCATGATGATCTGACGGTAGAAGAACAGTAGACCTTCCTCTTCAGTAACAGAAGACAGTTCACGTTTGTTGAAGTTGTAGTGCCTGCACGGTACTTGTTTGAAGTCCTTATCAAGACTGACAATAATGCTGTCAGGGGTGGCGGTAGCGTCGATAGCAATCAAGTCATCAGCTTCCTCACCGTCTGACACAACAGCATTCCAATCATCTATCAGATACTGACGTATGGCTTCCAAGTGTACAGGCTTCTCTTTATCCTTACGATTACCCTTGTAAGGTGCGGTCACGGCTATGTCTTTACGGAAGTTACCCTTTCCTGTCAGGTAGACACGGTACTCTGGTTCGCTATCTATCTGTGTGTATAGATCACTAATTAGATCAGATAAGAAACTGCCCGTAGTATAACAGGCAGTCTTAACTGACTCATCGTCGCACTTGAATGCACAACGATAAGCTACGATGTCACCGTCAACAAGGATCACAATGCTTCCGCTTCAGAGATAGCGTTGTCGGTATACTCAACCAACTCAGTCACCTTCATCTTGATCATAGAAGGCGATCGGCCAGTACCTACGGACCAATCGTAGTAGCCTACCACTGCTACTGCTTGTGACCCATTACCAATGAGGACATCCTCGGGAATCTCCACACCATTCTCATCTGTCAACCGCATAGGGTTGTTAGACTTCATGGTAATGAAGAAGTTACGCTCATCACCTTTGTTGCTAGGTGCAATACCCATATCTTCAAGAGCCTCAACAGCTTTCTCGCTGAGGTTGCCAAGCTGCACTTGGTACTTGTTACTGTACTTGTTGAGCTTACTACGCTCACACCAGTAGACGGTACCGCGTACAGTGATGGGTGGTAGTTTGTTCGCAGACATAAGTTTCTCCTTAATGTGTCTCTGCCCAGTTGTTGCCTACTCTATACTCGCCGTCTAGCGGACACTGTAGGCCAAGTGTCTCCCCGGCGATTCTAATTGAGCGCACACCGATACGTCCGACTGTATCTGCATAATGCGCTGGTGTTTCTATCTGCCACTCGTCATGTACGTTGGCTACAAATTTGTGTGGAATGTTGCGAAGTTTATCTGCTAAGTGTACCAGTGCCTGCTTCATAACACAAGCCCCTGCGCCCTGTAAAAGTGTATTCAATGCGGCGTGTTGGGATCTGACTCTGAGCTTTCGTCCATCGAGGCCATCAAGTACGCCTGACTGAGCCTGTCTGTCAATTCTTCCTCTAAGTTCTTCAAGAGCAGGCGTGTTGTGTAGAAATCTCTCTTTAAGCCTTCTTCCAGTGCCGCTATTTCCTCCAACGATAGCTCCGATTTTAGCATCTCCGGCCCCATACAGAAACGCATATATGAATGTCTTTGCAAGAGGTCGTGACGTAAGTCCCGCAGCCCGTTGATTAGCTGTATGAATATCGCCATTGAGGATTTCATTTGTATAGTCATCGTCGTCCATGTAATGAGCCAACATACGTAGCTCTAAACCGCTGGCGTCAATACCAACAAGTACGTTACCGTCCTCAACAGTCCAGCATCGTCTGCACTCAGGACCGAACGGTGCAGATACTGCAGGAACCTGAGCCATGTTAGGAGATTGGTGTGTCATACGTCCTGTCACAGCCCCGTTGGTAATCACTCTACCGTGTACTCTACCATCATTCTTGACAGCTTTCAACCATGAATCGATCTGTGCCACACGTTTTTGTAGCATCATGTAACGTGCAACAGCCTTGGCTTCTGGTCTGTCAATACCTTCGAGAACCTTCTCATCAACGATGATGTTACCCTTCTCAGTCTTCTTGTTGAACTTGACACCAAGACCCTGCAGTCGCTCTGCTATCTGCTTACGTGAGCCGGGATTGAACACAGTAACTTTGTCCTTTAGCTGCTTACCCGTTTTCTCAGACCAACGCTCTTCAACGATGGGTGGGAAGATAGCCTGTAGCTCTGACTCGATGTTGTTCATCTCAAACATAAGATCCATCATCAGTTGTTCTGCGCTGTCGCAGTCGAGCTTGAAGCCGTTACGTTCCTGCTCAGTAACAAGCCAGCCTACTCGATGTTCTAGATTAATTGATTGTTGAGAGAAGCCTTCGTTGTGTAGCTGTAACTCCAACCACTTGTGAACCTGTTCAGTCAGTTCAACGTCAGCGATACAGTACTCAATCATCTCATCACTCAGTCCACCGTCGTAGTCTGTGAAGTCGAGCTTCCCTGTTCCTCCAAGGATTGTTCCCCAGTTACGCAGTGAATGTCCTCCCTCTTGGCTGGGGTTGTACAGTCTGGAGAGGTAGAGAGTGTCCACAACAGTATCCCTAGAGATATATACGTTCCAAACACGATCAAGAATACCCACATCGAATCCAATGAGGTTGTGTCCAATGATTTTGTGTGCATCATTCAATACCTTCTGCAAAGTGCTGGCTGTAGTGTGGACTTGTATATCGTTCTTCACCTTCGTAACTGCACACCAGATCGTTGAGTGATCCAAAGTAGTTTCGATATCCAAGTAACAGATACTCATAGTACGCCTCATTCAAATCGTTTTGCTCAGGGTTGTGGTTAAACTTCTTGTAAGTCTCCATCAACTGTTCCTGTTCCAATATCCAGTTCCCAATCTTGCTCATGATATATCATCTCCTCTAAGTCTGCGAGTGTACGTAAGTCTGCGCGGTCGATTACATCACCGTCATCTAGAGTAACAGCAAAGCATCTGTTGCACAAGTCTACAAACTCTCCGCTAACTGCATACCGTCTTGTCGCTTCGTAGTCTGTAAGCTCTACGTCACACGCTTTACATCTCACAACACATTCTCCTCGCGTTCTTCTCGTTGTGTTAGTCGTCCTGTCGCC